GACCTTCCCCCGGTCGAGACCAGCGTCGCCCGCCTCGGGAGCTACCGCCAGAAGTTCGCGAACATCGAGCCCCGCCCACCCGCAACGCGCTTGAGACCGTAGACCGCCTAACCGTTGAGGCGATAACAAGAAACTGGTTCGGGTGGTCGCGTCCCCTCGTCACGTCCTCACCCATCTCGGAGCTCGACCGAACGAGCTGGACGGGTCGATCTTAGAATCACGCTGCCTCACGTAACGGAACTTAACTTAGTAGTTACGCACCAACACGTTCCCCCAGAGAAATCACGGAACGAAACTCTGGAACATGAGACATGCTCAAAGCGTACGCCAGAGTCAGCACGAACTCCCAGGAGCTTGAAGGGCAGATTGAAGCCCTCAAGGCCGCCGGGTGCGAGCGCATCTTCAAGGAGAAGATCAGCGGCGTGCGCGCGGATCGTCGCGAGCTGCGCAAGATGATGGCCGGTCTGGAGACCGGCGACGTTGTGGTCGTCACCCGGATCGATCGCCTAGCGAGATCCACATTCGAGCTGTTCGCCCTGGTCAAGGAGATCGTCGACACGGGGGCTCAGTTCCGCTCCCTCGCACAGCCGTGGGCAGACACGTCCACCGCCAACGGTCGGCTTATGATCGCCGTTCTGGGTGGGCTCGCCGATGTCGAGCGCGACATGATCCGGGCGCGCACCGATGAAGGCAGGGAGCGAGCCAAGGCGGCCGGCATCAAGTTCGGACGCAAGAACAAGCTGACCAGCCATCAGCAGCGTGAGGCAATTGAGCGGCGCGCCAGCGGAGAAAGCATCCGGGACATCGCCCGGTCATTCAATGTCAGCCATACGACCATCGCCCGCTTGGGCAAGGACACAGCCTGAGATTACCCCTTCTTGCACGCGATGATCATAGATCGTCCGAATGTGGAGCCGCCGCCCCCTCCATACTGCCCGACATACACCGAGTAGCCTCTCTCGCCGATGCGCTCAACGATGTCATAGCCGCGGGCTCCGCAGGCTTCTCCTGCCTTCTCATAACAGGCAGTCCACGACGAATTGAGATAGTCGGACCCGCAGTCGATAGAGAAGCCCTGGCGGCCATCCGCGACCCTAATCGGAGTGCTTGTCGCACAACTCGCGAGGATAGCCGCCAGAGTAATTGCTGCAATGCCGCCGATGCAATTCATGCCCTTCCCCGTGATTCAGGCGTTCACGACGCACTTGGTCGAGTCCTAGCCGATTCACAAGATCAGCATGCCAATGATCCACTGGAAATGCAGTCAAACACGCTGCAGGATATCCGTTAGTTCGGCGCGACGACGGGGCACGACATTTGGCGCAGATTTTCTCGGGAGATAAGAAGTGAGAGCCGGCCGCCTCGATCGTCGCATCACCCTGCAGCGCAAGACCAACTCGCAGTCCGCCTCAGGGGCACCCGTAGAGACGTGGACCACGCTGGCGACCCGCTGGGCATCTGTTGCCCCGGTGCAGGCTGATGAGCGCTTCAGCGCCCCGCGACTCGTCGCTCGCCAACAGACCGAATTCCATGTTCGTTGGTCTCAGGACATTGCGGACCTGAGCCCGCTGGATCGGATCGTGTACCCGCCGGTTCCCGATACCTCACCCCCGACGCACATGCCGAGCACCAGCAGCTATGACATTGTCGAGGTACATGAGATCGGTCGGCGCGAGGGGTTTAAGATCATCGCTGTGCGCCGTGCGGATGCGACCTGATTTCGCGGCGCGAGCTGCGATAGCAACTAATGATACCAGCGGACCGGCCGAGACGGCACTGGCCGCGGCGGCATCTTGCCCACATCCATGATGTACGCCTCTACGACATCGGCGAGGAAGCTACGGTAGCTGATCCAGGCGTAGCCACCGTCACCCCACGAGCGGCCCCACGAATTGATGACGTAGAACGCTCGACGCCGGTCGTCGTAGCCGATGACGACCATTGCGTGCAAGTCCTCCTTGGGGTCCTTCAACTCGGCCGTGGTCTTGTCGTAGACCGTTCCAGGCTTCAGGCTTTGGAACGCCTCGCTGATCCGTATGCCGAACACGACAGGATTGCCAGCAGCTAACTGCTGGCGCACTTTGTCGAGCTGACTTGTGGTTGCACTCGTGGCTTCTGCCGGCGACGCCGGGCCAGAGATGAGCGTTTTGGTGCCCACGATCTTATTGCGGGCGGCGCGAGCATCAGCATCCTCTCTGAAGGGCCCGCAGAGATTATCAATACCATACTCTGCCAATGACAGTGCTCCGTGCTTCCTAAGCTGGTCGAACGCGGTTTTGAGATTGGTGCCCGACATTTCGCATGAACGCCCAGTGTACCTAAGGACGTTGGAGTACATCAAATTGTACAGGTACGCGGGGCTCACTGTCTCGTTAAGGCCTGGCCGGCTCGCTGCGTTCGCGCTGAACGCGTTGTAGTAGCTGCGCGCGTGCGCGACCGCCCAAGCGACAGCGGTGCTGGTCCGGCGTTGGTCTCCCGGCTCCGGAAAGAGGTCGGCGAGACTGATCGACTCTGGAAGGGAGTCACCCGTATGGATGTTCTTCGCTGCCACCTCAAGCTGCTTCAGCTCTGCAAGCCGCACCTTCGCAAGATCGCCGTAGTAGGTGTCGCCGAACCGGCGGATAAAAGCTTCAAGGCCTGGGATGTTGGTCGTGTCCTTCGTGACAGTCCAGGCTTCGGCGGCCTCGGTTAGGTGCGGCCGCACAGGGGGCGCCGGCACCGGCCCCGGAGCCTTCGGCGGCGCAGTGTCTGCGGCCGGTTTTGTGGTCACGTCAACTTTCGGTTTAGCCACATCGTTGCTGTGTTGCCCGGTGAGATACAAGGCCGCGCCGGCCACGACGACAACGGCCGCCGCCGTAAGCGCCCACCGTGTCGACAAGCCTCTAACGCCAGCCTTCCGTGGAAAGCGGATGGCTTCCACAAGCCCCGCCACGTCTCGGCCGAACTGCTCGTGCGTGACTACGTGCTTCTGATGCAAGACCAGATGGCGGATATCCTCCGACAGCGCATCAGCGCGCGGCAGTGGGGTCTGCTCGACCAGCACCGGAATGACCACGATGCCGCGCTTCAACGCGCCAGCGATCTCCTCGCGCACATAGTCGTGCTCGCCACTCGACTGCCGCTCGGCAAGCAATTCCATCCAGCGCGGCCCGATCACGGCGAGGAACACTTCGGTCTCAGCCAGGGCCTTCTCCAGCTCCCTGTCGAAGCGCTGGCCGGCGAGCAGGTTGTCGACGTCCATGAACACGTTGGTCTCGCCGAACGTGTTAGCCAAGCGGTCGCGGATACGAGCCGCCACGTCCCTCGTGTCGTCTCGCCGGTAGTTGACGAAAATTTTGTCCGGCATGGTGCCTCCCCGTCGCGTGCATCACAGCCTATCCTAGGGTGATAGTCATCGTCACCATGATCCGAACAGGGCGCTTTCATCGAGCGGCCACAACGGGTTCGTTGCGTCTCATCGTGGCCAATGGGCACGGCCGGGTCAGGAGCAGATGTGCCGTCGACGCACTTCGTAGCCACCTTGCACTGGTTCGCGACACCGTGATTGACGCCTGAGGGTTCTCCCGTGCCACTTGCTGACGTCCGCCCGGCTCTCCGGGCGTTCCTCCTTGCCGACTCCACAGTGTCCGCTGCTGTCGGCGGGGAACGCATCTATCCTGTGGTGTTGCCGCAGGGCGTGAAGGCGCCGTCTATCGTCTTCAACACGATCAGCGAGATCACGGACCACCACACACAGGGCCCGTCAGGCCTGGTCATGGTGCGCCTTCAGCTGGACGCGTATGCGCAGACCACCGATCAGGCTGACGCTCTGGCGCGCGCCGTCAAGGAACGCATCGACGGCTTCCAGGGTCACATGGCCTACGGCGCCTCGAGCCCACCCGATGCCGTCTACGTGCAGGGTGTCATGGCTGAGACGGCACGCACGGACTACCAGTCAGATGCCGAACTGCACCGCGTCAGTCGCGACTATCGGATTCATTTCTCGGAGCGATGACGATGGGCCTCTTGCGCGCTCTGTGGGCGCTGATCTGGTACCCGTGCGCGTTTGCCTTCGCGCTTCTCTGTCTGTGTGTGCCGATACCCGGGTGGATCATCCTTGCCATCTGGCACAACAGCGACAAGCGCACAGAGCAGCACCGCGAACTGATGGGGCGCCTGAAAGCCAATGGCGCGTAGCATCGTCGAGATGAAGGTTGAAGGCCTAGCCGAGAGCGAGGCTGCCCTCAAGGACCTGGTCGAGAATCTGGGGGTGTCCAACCCCACGGCGAAGAACACCATAGGGCGAGCTCTCGCCTTCGCCGGCAAGCCGATCGAGGACGACGCCAAGGCGGCGGCGCCTGTGAAGGCAGGGCACCTAAAGGTGTCGATCACCACAGGCAAGAAGCTCAGCCGGCGCCAGAAAGCGCAGCACGTGAAGGGGTCGCCCGTCGAGGTGTTCGTGGGTGCCGGGCCCCTTCCGCAGGCGCACCTTCAGGAGTTCGGGAGAGCGAACCAGGCGCCACAGCCTTTCTTGAGGCCGGCGGT